CTGCGACCTACGGTGTATGCTAGGGATGCTTGGATTCGAACCAAGAACTTCACAGTTGGATCCGGCCTGACCCGTGCCGTGAGAGATCAAGCTCACGCACCTTCAACCATTCGCGACTGGCGTCTGGTGTAGGATCGCAGGTGATCAAACTTGCTTGCCGGACTGCGATGTGATGCCAATTTCACCACATCCCCGTATTGGATTGTTTCAGTTAAGTCTCCTTAACTACAGACCAGTTTATGACATGCAAAACTTGCCGTCAACCGCTGATAAAAGCTATTTCGGCACTTTTTTTGACAAAAACCAGCAAATATGCGCAGATATGCGTTTTCGGTTTGCAAACGTAGCTAATTTTGGTACTGAAAAGGTATGGCAGACTTAACAAATCAATCGATTGCGGACGCATTACTGGCGATTGGCCCCAGAACGGTCGAGGGGGACCAGGGACGGGTGAGCATGCACTCGGTGCATGATGTCATCGCCGCGATGGAATATGACCGCAAACGAAACCGCATGAAGGACCGAGCTTCGGTTCGTCATGCCCTTCTCACTATCTCGAACCATAGATTGGCAACTCACGATGGTCGAGCTTCGTAAACGGATTCAGGCATTCCTGAATCCGCCCCCGCAACCGCAACCACCTCGCAACGTATCGCCCGAGCGCATGGATGACGTAGCGTTATCTATGCGGTCGATCTTGCGAGGTAGTTACGATTCGGTTTCGCGTACCCCCGAGAATGCTAGACATTGGGCATGGGCCGATAACCTTTCGGCAGATGCTTCGCTGGTTCCCGAAGTTCGTATCCGGTTGCGAAGTCAATCAAGATACGAGTTGATAGAGAACAACTCGTACGGACGAGGCATGGTCGATACGGTCGTCACCGATACGGTCGGCACGGGTCCGCGATTGCAGATGCAACAATTTCGGTTTTCAACAAATCAAGAAATTGAAAAAGCATGGTATCGGTGGTCATTGGCTGTTGGCCTTTGCGAGAAACTGCAAACCATTCGATCAGCTAAACTGGTAGATGGTGAAGTGGTAATCCGCTTCGTCAACAACCTGACCGTCGAGGACGCGGTTCAACTTGACATTCAACTCATTGAGTGCGATCAGTTACGCTCACCGCAATTCGAATTGCAGATCAGTGAAAACTATGTTGATGGGGTTCACTTAGACCGCTTCGGCAACCCCTATGCATACGACATCCTGCAACATCATCCCGGTGCTAACTATTGGAATTCGGTAGACCTGTATGCGCATGACACATACGGTTATGACCAAATCATCCATGCGTTTACTCCGACTCGTCCAGGGCAGCACAGAGGTGTTGCTGAGTTTGCACCGGCGTTGCCACTCTTCGCGTTTTTGCGACGGTTTACCCTGGCAACTGTTTCCGCCGCAGAAACGGCAGCGTCGGTGTCTCAGGTAATTGAAACCGATGCTCCGCTGCCCGAAGAGTTGGAAGAGCAGTACGCAGCAACTTCTTTCGACAAGTATCTCGATACGATTCCGGTTGATCGCAACAGTGCAACCGTACTTCCAAACATGTGGAAGTTACGGCAGTTTTCCGCCGAGCATCCGACGACTACTTACAAGATGTTCAAACGGGAGTTGATCAGCGAGATCGGTCGTACGTTGTGCATACCTTGCAACATCGCTACCGGCGACAGTGGCGAATCTAATTATTCGTCTGCTCGATTTGATTGGCTCGGGTATGAGAGAAAAATCAAAACCGAACAGAGCTATCTTTCGCATCGCGTTCTAGATCGAATCTTTGCGGAGTGGCTAGTAGAAGCGTCATTGACCGGCTCGATTCCAAAAAGCGCGGCGAATGTGGTCCTGGCCGATTTCGATCGGTACGGCAAACGCGGGATGGCAAACCGCGTGGAGCATTCTTGGTACTGGGATGGAATGCGGGATGCAGATGCAAAAGATGCGGCCAATGCTCAAAAAGTTCGATTGCAAAACGGATCTACGCAGCGGGCTCGCGAGTACGCATTGCAGGGACTCGACATCGAAGTTGAAGATGCAAAAGCCGCAGCTGGTTTCGGCGTGACGCTTGAGGAATACCGTCAGGCAGTTATGGCGAGCGTATTCACCAACGGTAACATGTTGGCTCCCGACGCAACCGCAGAAGAATCAGAAGAACCTACAGAGGATGGCGAATATGGCATCGACGAGAACGAAGAAAATGAAACAGAAACCGAAACAGCGACCAGCGAGTGATTTGATCTTCGCTGCTTCGGAAGTGACCATCGAGGCAGCGGGAGAGAATTCGCCCGAAGTAAACGTGACCGCGTATACCGGCGGCACGTTGTCCCTACCTAACTACCCGAACCCGGTGGTGATCAACCTTTCGGGTGTTCGGGCAATGAGTGACGAACAAATTCCGTTTCTCCGCGATCACCAACAGCAAAGAGTGGTTGGTCATGGGCAACCGGAAGTCGGCGAGAAGCAGTTAACCCACAGGGGCAAACTGTCGATCGCTGGCGAAGAACGCGATAACATTATCGCGGCGAGCAAAGAGGGTTTCCTCTGGCAGGCGTCTGTCGGAGGTCGCGTACCTGATGTTCGCAAAAACGTGCAAACGATCGCCGCTGGTGATCGAGTGCGGGTCAACGGAAAGTCTTTCGCTGGCCCAATTCATGTCGTTAATGCTTTCCTCTGGAAAGAAACTAGTTTTGTCGCAGTCGGTGCGGATGAAGGCAGAGCGTCTGCCTCGATCGCTGCGGCGCAATCATCGGGAGTTTCCCCCATGACCAAATTCGAAAAGTGGCTTGAAGATTCGGGGATCAACTCCGACGATTTGTCCGTAGACCAAAAGAAGAGTCTGGAAGCGGCGTACAACGCGCTGCCTTCCGAGGCACCGGAGCCTGCTCCTGCGAGTTCCGCCGTCGATATGGACTCCGTTGTCGCGTCCGCCACTAAAGCGGCCGTTGAAGCGGCCCAGCAGCAATCGCAGCGTGATCGTCGTATCGATCGCCTGTTCGCAAACTACTCGGACGCTTCGGTGTCGAAAGAGTCGATCGATTCGCTTCGCGCTCAACTGGAAGGCGGCGAAATCAGCGAAGAAAAAGCTCATCTCGAATTGCTGTTGGCAAGTCGCGGACGTGGAAGTACCAGCAATGTTCATTCGGGGAGTCGAAGCGTGGGCGATAATTTCGGGTTGGAACTTGAGGCTGCCGTTTGTCGCAACGGCGGTTTGAGCGATGAGCAGATTCACGGCAACCTCGTTGAAGCGGGTGCCTCTGCTGATCAAGCCGAGTCGGCAGTCGAGCGATCTCGCAAAAACAGCAAAGGTTTGAAAAGCGTGATCATGGCGATTTGCCGCCAGGAAGGTCATCACGCCGATGAGGTCGATGACGACGCGATTCGTTGTGCCATGCGAGCCTCTGAGCGTGACAACGGGATGATCCAAGCGTCTTCGGGATTCAGCACGGTGGTGCTGCCGGGCATCTTGAGTCGCTTGGCAAATAAAGCAATGCTCGCCGCGTACGCGGAAGCAGACAATGGTGGCGTTGCGACTCAAATCGCATCGACCACTTCGACTCGGGACTTCAAAAAGTTCAATCGGTATCGAATGACTGAGAGCGGTGTTCTCTCTGAAGTTTCGGCAGCGGGCGAACTGCAACACGGTTCCCTGGTCGAAGAGGAGTACGAGAACCAAGTCAAGACGTACGGCAAAATCATGTCGCTGACGCGGCAGATGATGCGAAACGACGACTTGGATGCGTTCCTCCAAATCCCCCGTATGATCGGCCGCATGGGGCGTCATGCGTTGGAGCAGTCGGTCATCACCACCTTGGTGGATGCTTCGACCAGTGCCGGTGCGGGAACCACTGAGTTCTTCCACGGTGCCGCTCGGGGTAACCAAGAGCCCAACTACTTGGAAGGTGCGGCCACTGCTTTGGGTTTCGACGCTTTGGAACCTGCCTATGAGTTGTTCCTGAATCAGGTCGATGCTGACGGCAAGCCCTTGATGATCGATCCAGGTCTGTTGCTCTGCACCAACGCGGACATCATCGCGGCTCGCAAACTGTACTCCGATACTCAGTATCGGTTCACCGCAGCGGATCGTACGGAAACGATCAACAACCAGTGGGAAGGTATGTTTGAGCCTGTTAAGTCGAGCTACCTGCATCGACTTGGGGCATCGCCAAGTTCCACGCAGTGGTATCTGTTGGCTCGTCCATCAACCGACGTTAGTGCGATTCAGATCGCGTTCCTCGACGGTCAGCAAACCCCGACGATCAATTCGTCGGAGACTCAGTTCAATACGCTCGGCATGCAGATGCGAGGCGTGTTTGACTTCGGTGTCGCATTGCAAGATCCGCGAGCGATCGTCAAGTGCAAAGGCGCAGCGTAAGCAACTCCACTTCGGCTAAAGCCTCGACAACGAGGCTTTAGATTTCACCAAACCACAAAGTGTTTTTAAGAGGTAATAACCGTGGCAAAGTACTTGCAAGATTCACGTCATGTGAACATCCAATTGGCAGCGGAGACTGCTGCCGGTGCGTTGGTTCAGATTGGCAATACCGTTGGTATTGTTGATCCGAAACCAGATGGAACCAATTGGGCGATTGGCGAGTTGGGAAGCATCTCAATTCGTTGCATTGTCGAACTGGACAACAGCGGCGTTGCGTTCGCTTACGGAGCTACCGTCGGCTATGACGCGACTGATGACGATGCAGTCGCCGCCGCTGGTGGGGATTTCGATTGCGGCGTTTGCGTGAACCCCGGTGGAGCCGGAACGACTGACAAAGTTCAGGTTCTGCTTTTTGTTGATTGATGAAGTATGACGAACTACCTCAGTATGGGAGCAGAGAAACTCCAACAGTTGATGGAAAATTATGGTGGCGTTAACGTCACCTACCGTCGAACTGGAGTGTTCTCGTTTACCGTCGCCGCAGTGCCCGGTCGTAATCCGACCGACGTATATGATCAGCGAGGTGTTCTCTTACGAGGTCAGATCCAAGACTTCACAATCGCAATAGCGAAGTTAACTGCCGGAATGACTTCCGGCTCGGCCCGACCGCTGCGTGGCGACGAAATTGTCATGCAGGTCGGGGAGTATAGTACCGTCTTCGTCGTTAACGGCGAAGACTTTTCGACAGGGCATTATCAGCCCTCTGATTCTTACGGGATCGCTTGGCGGATCCATACAAAATCGGATCGAATAGATGCCTCGGGATGCTGATTACGGTCGAGAACTAGCAAAGCGATTATCGGCGTTGTATTCCGGCAGGATTACAAATGTCGAATTCACTTATGACGCTTTTCTGGAACTAGACCGTCTATCTGAATCCGAGCCTTATTGCAAGATTTCGCCGACGTTGTACGAGCAACTGCGGGAAGGTCGAGCAATCTGGCGAGAGTCTATCCAGTTGACGGTGACCTTAGTCAGCGCAGTTGGTTTGATCGATGAAAGCGTATGGGTTGACGATTGGTTGGACAGCTGGGATTCGACGATCAAACAACTTCGGGAAGTGAAGTTGTTTGACCGACATGTCCCTCTTTCGATCGATATTGATGAGCGATATGACAACAATATGTTTCACAATAATCGTCGGTTGGTCACTCAAGCGGCAATTCACTACGGCAATGTTGAGGTGAGGTAATGGCAGACGGAATCGTACTCGGGCTAAACGCGGTAACTGCCGAGAATACCGGCACAACTGCGGCCCCGGTTTGGGTTACTTTGGTTAACGTCAAAGATGAAACCCTGAATATGGAAACCGCTCTCAGTGACGTAACTAACCGAGCAGCGAACGGGTGGCGATTGCAAGTAGGTACGCTTTCCGAAGCGTCAGTCGATACCCAGATGATCTACCAAGCGGGTTCCGATGTAGCTCAGGCTGAATTCGCAAACATCAGAGATGCGTTTTTGGACAAATCACGGATTTTGATGGGATTCTTTGACGACGATCCCGCCGCAGCCAGTACGACAGTTAATGGTTTGATCGGCGGTTTTGGGGTGACTAACTTCTCCATCGGTCGCCAACTCGAAGAAGCGATGATGGTTGACGTGACGTTTACTGCGCGCGAAGATGATGCAGGAAATGGTCCGCAATGGTTGACCATCACTAATCCTTAGTCATTTGAGAGTACGCATGTTCCAGTATCAAATCGATTCGATGCGGGAAACGATTAATCGCCTTTTGCGAGCTACCAATCCTCCTCAACGGGTTGCGATTTTGCGGGAACACGCTGAATTCTTAGGGATTGACTTCCACTACTCCAAACCCCTGAATGAGGTTCGCCCATCGGGGTTAGTCGCCGGAGTAGCGTATGGGAGTGTAGCGATGGTTAAGTTGGCGGACGTGTTTACGGCACTCCAAAACGCAGTAGGAATCGATGAGCAAAGACAAAGCGAAGAGCCAAGTGGTTCAGTTGGGGAAACTCAAGCTGAAAACGCGGATAACGATTAAGCATCTCAAGAGGCTGAAAGAACTAACGGGTATCGACTTTACGAGTCAAGATACCGGTCCCATGCTTGACTTTGCCGTGGACCCGACATGCGTAGCAACTGCTTGCTACGCTTTGTATGAGGATCAGTTCACCGGCGCAAAGATCGACGAAGATGGGTTGGATGAATTGCTCGGCCCCGAAGAGATCGCAGCATTGCGAGAGGAGGTAACCGAACAGATGAAATCTTTTTCCAAATTCTGGACGATCCTCGCTACCGAGATGGAGGGCCTCCAGTCTGGGAATATCGACCTAGTAGAAAGGGCAGCCAAAATTCAGGAAGCAAATCTAACTCAGGGAGTTTCTGGACCTTCGTCCTGACCGCAACTCAGTGTCTCGGTTTTCCCCTCGACGACTACACTGCCGCTGAAGCGTATCAGATGTGGGCAGAGCGAATGAGGCAAGACTGGCAGCATACATCCGCAATCGCAGCGTATTTGATCGCAGTCAATCGAACTGAAAAGAGAGGGCGACAAACAACTCCTGACGAAATCAATCCGATGGAAACGGGATCTAAAACCTCGCAAGGGATATCGCTGAACAGTGCAGAAGGGTTTCGCGCATTGCAAAGCGTAGCAGGACTATGCCCAAAACGCTAAAGTTCAAAAAGTTAAAATTCGATCGACCGTATAAAGGGATTTTGCGGTCGTTTCAACGTGATGCGAAGAAGTTGCCTGAACGCGAGGCGGCATTCACTCGCCGCCGTGCGAGAAGCATCATGAAAAAGGCTCCAAAAAAGCCGAAAAGCCGATACGGCAATTACCGGATGTACTCGACGACGGTTTACAATCGCCGTCAGCAGCGAATGGCTGCCAGGGGCAAGTCATCGAGCCAAGGCTATTGGCGAAAAGGGCTTTACTCTCGCCCTGGGCAGCCTCCGTTCTACCATGATTCCCAAGCGCAGTTTAATTTGCGAACCATTGTGTTCGGTGCGATAACGGGATCTCCAAAAATCCCAACCCCCTCACGCAGAAATGCCGATATTTACGCTTGGCGGGTTGGGCCGGTTTACAATGTCAATGGCCCGATGCGGTCAACTCCGATCCCATCACTGCATGAGTACGGCGGCACGGTTCGACTGCAATATAATCGGCGGCGAGCGACGTACAAGGATCGCGGCATTCGGCAGCGATATCGCAACCAACGGAAAGGAGAGTTGGTACGCTATCCGGCTCGACCGTACATGCGGCCAGCGGCAAAAGAAGCAAGGGAATCGGCTGCCAGGAAAGCCCCCAATTCACTAAAGAAAATTGCTCGCCTCGGCGGGTGGCGAGGTAGGAGAATTTACTAATGAGCGGTGGAGCGGGTGGAGCAGTTAGAGCGGGTGCCG